CTTGCTATCAAACGCATGGAAGATCATGAGCGTTGGTGTCAAGAACACAGGGAAGAATTAGAGCGTGATTCTCAACAGTTATTCGATGACATGTTCGGTGGATGAACTGTCCACCATTTCCCCCATTGCACACCTCACCCCTTATAATAGAAGCATGAACAATTTCACAGACTTCATTGACTACGTTTTCACATTTTATGGAGACGGTGGTCTCTATGATCAAAAAAGGACTAAGGAACAAATTGCACTTGCCCTTGTCACTTATCTTGATGAGTGCAATGATCCCTGCATTGACATGGAATGGGGGCACGGTGACAGTCTAGACCGTGAGAGGGTGAGAGACTACATGAACGACATGTACGGACCAATCCCCGTAGTGGCACAACCAGGATTGAATTGCTGACCTGATCCTGTATTGTATACACATGAACGAAATCACACAGCAACGACCTGCCATGTTCACTATCGAATGTCCCGAGACTGGTGAGACTGAGATGACCAGCAACGAAGAGAGAGCATTTGATCTCTGCTACGCAATGAGCGAAGAGGAGACCATGTATGCATGCATACGCGATCAGTTCGGAAATCTGATCGGTGAGTATGGTAACATCATGGATGCCGTTGATCGCGGTCTGGTCTGACCAGTTGACAAGGTGGCACACAGGGGGTTGCAACTCTCCCCCATGTGCTCTATATTAAAAGAGTCAAACAAATTCACTTCATTTTTCACCACATGCGTAAGATCGAAGCACTCATGAACACCGCCATCAAGAACAACACTGATTGGCGCATGAGCAACACCCGAGTTGATAACAACGAAGGTGTGTCCACTGTGTACCTGCACAACAACAAAATTGCAGAGATCGGTGATGACTTCGTGAAAATCTTTGATGGCGGTTGGCAGTCCAACACCACCAAATCTCGCCTCAATGCTATCATTAATGAGTTCTGCAATGGATTCACTGATGGTGTATTTCAAAAGAACTTTGAGTGGTTCGTCATGGATAACAAAGTTGTGCATGATTTCGTGAATGGTTACACTTTCGCTGAATTCGCTTGAGTTCACCAAGGGGGGCAGATTGTCCCCCTTAACTATTACAAACCATTCGGCTACTCAATGGCACATTATACCATGCCCCACCTTGAAGTGGTGGGGGAGGGGTCTCTTAGTGAAGTGTCACTATTAGACCTGTCATGGAAGGCAGCTGCCCTTATAATTAGATCAGTTCACACCACAAAGCATGTTCGCAGTTCAACCCGCCATCTTCGCTAACTTTGACGAACACGGGGCAGACTATGCATCCACCATCGATGATGCATATGCCATCGCCCGTGATATGGGGGAAGACGCCATGATCTGGAAGCTAGGCACACAGAAAGCAATGAAGTGGATTCGTGTGTCAGTTGACGAAGTGGTCACCACTGCCTAGGCACTGCCCCATTCATCCCCTATAATAAGGACATGAACAACAAACTCACCACATCTGCTGACGGCATCTTCATGCACAGCGCCAATCCCTCCCCTGTCATGCAGGCAGCAATGGACAGCATCAGAAAACAGATGGCAGCAGAGACAGCATACCGTGAGCGTGTGCGTCAGGGACTAGAACCCGCCCATGGTGGACAGTGGGGATACTGGAACATCAGTGATCGCCACTGACCCATTCACCCCTTATAATAAACACATACACAACACAGCAACACACATGACAGCATCCACCATGACCGAGACCACCACATACAACGGTTGGGCAAACTATGAGACATGGAATGCATCACTCTGGATTGGCAATGATGAGTTTCTGTATAACACTGCCAAGGCATGTGTAGAGTATGCAGAACTCAACGAATCACCCTATGAGAAGTTCATCCGTTGCATGTTCAACTGTGAGAACTATACAACAGGCGATGGCATTCGTTGGGATAATGATAACATCGACCAGACAGAAATGATCGAGATGATGGCAGAACTGTGAAGCACAGTTAATAACACTTAGGGGCAGTAATATGCCCCTTTTTATGTTAGTTAAGGGTCGCCAAGCGGGTTTCTCAAAAAAGTACCTTCTTTCAAACCTACAAACGTTTCCCAGACGGGGCTAGTTATTGTGTTATAATAAATTTCAGAAACTAAAAAAAATCGCCATGAAAATTTCTCCAACAAAATTCCCGAGGTACACAGTTGACGATGAAGGGAACGTGTATAGGGATGGGAAGTATTTGAAGAGTCATGATAGGGGGTTACTCACGCAGAACGGTACGAGGTATCAGGCAGTGAATATCAGCATCTATGATGACAACGGTAAGTTCGTGAGACAGATCAAGTATTATGTGCATCGCTTGGTTGCCGAGGCATTCATCGAGAATCCAGAGGGACTGCCAGAGGTAGACCATATTGATGAGAATAAGGAGAATAATAATGTAAGTAATCTGAGATGGATTACGAGGAAGGGTAATATGGAAAGGACTGGAAAACCCGAAGGGACTATTATCGAGAAAGCAGGAAAGGGAGAGGGTAGAAACCCGTCGAGGTACATTAAGAAGGATGGAGAGTGGGTATTGATACCTAGTGATCGCCCAGCATGGAACAAGGGGATGAGGAGTGGTGCTCCGAATGGGACGTTAAAGCAATTAAAGAATGGACATTGGAAAGTAAAGAAGGATCATGTATGGGTACATGTGAAACAAGCAGAGTATGCCGACTACGGTATCAATAAATAAATTTGAAAATGGTTTTTTCAAAACCTTGAAACGGAAAAAAATTTCCCAGCAAAAAAATGCCTGAAAAAGTCGATTTTAAAAACTACGATGATATCCTTGCAAACTTCGATGCATTCTGTGACGAGTTTGAATCGAAGGCATCGGAAGCATATATGAGAGGTGATCAAAATGATGGAAGAGTCACGCAAGCAACAGCAGAACATGGAGAAGGTACTCCTGAAGTTGTCAGAGAGATTAGAGAGCCTGGAACAGAGGGTAACCCAGTTGGAGCGCCCTACATTGATGTACAGGCGTCCAGCATCGAGTGATTATGAATCTCTCTCAGATACGTTAGACTATTTGCATAACAACGTGGAAGGCATCAAGAAGGACCTAGCACACGTCGCAAGGGTAGTTTAATGCCAGTAGCACTAGTTGCCACACCAGAGGTCATCACAGGTCCTGCGGGACCGTTTCTGCTGCAGCCTGCGCCACAGGTGCCATTGTATCAGGACTCAGTGAGGACTGCACCGAATCCGATCTTGTATGAGAATATTTCTCCTAGTATGACGATCACTGTGCAGGCAACGGGAGGTTGTCCTTTGCCAGTGTTACCCGAGTTAATCACAAGTGTGTCAATCTTTCCTGGTCAAGCAACCAACAGTGGTACTGGTTGTAATATTACGAAGTTAGTCGATATTGCTGACAAACCTGTACCGAACTTACCAGACTTTCTGTTACCTAAGTTTGTTGAACCTTACATTCAGTATGGAGCAATTGCAGGACCACCTGCACCTACGATGTCCTTAGTAGCGCCTCTGAGGGGTCTGTATGGGGAGAAGTATTTCTATGACTCTGAATACATCTATGCGTCTTACTACCGCAATACGCCGACGTTCGACCCCGTAGACGGGAAAGCGCCGATATCTATCAATAAACAAAACAGACTAACATCTATTAACTTGTTAAAAGGCAAGCAGCGAATGCCTTTTGATACGATACCAAAAGATATTAGTGAAATTACAACAGATCTATTCACTGGTGAAGCAGAACCGATTAATATTGAGAAGTTAGAACCATTAACAATTGGTCAAGCGATTACGACTGGTAGTGATTACATCTATAGTAGTGTACCTGAAGTATCATCATGGGTTAAGTGGCGTCCATCATTTATTGAAGTGATGACGTATTATTACCATGTTGTGGTAACACATACATGTCCACCATTTGTAACAATATTCCAAGGTAGTATGTTAGTACAGAATAACTGGACACCTGCTGCAAATCGCTTAAGTTACTACATAGCATTACAGAACGGATTTTTGGACGATGAAAACCCTTAAACCAATGAGTCGTTTAGGTGACATTACGACAGGTCACGGTTGTTACGCCCCTAGTGTTGGTGTAACAGCATCTCCAAATGTAATGGTAAACGGTCTACCTGCTCATAAGGTAGGTGATCCATTCACGCCACACACCTGTGGTAAGGATGTCCACTCAGATGTCGCTGCAATCGGTTCTCCAAAGGTCATCATTAATGGATCACCTGCGATGCGTTTAGGGGATGCTCTAGCGCCTCCTGCATTGATGGCAGAGGCATCTTGGACAGTATTTGCAGCATAAGGATTTTGTGGTATAATATAAGAGTCAATTTTGATTAAACAATGGCAAAAGCAAAGGTTGGTATTAGTGGTGGTGCTTTCGTAGAGAGCAAACCCAAGAAGACTCGTCAAGGAGCGGGTCAGCACACGAAATATGCATCCACGAGTCGTAATAATGCTAGGAAGCGTTATCGTGGTCAGGGACGATGAATTTAATCTGTAACCTTCCTGCACAAAAAGTATGGGTTCGTAAAGAATACTTGCGAGACCATCAGGACGGTCACGGTGAATTTGTTGAGGGCGTCTGGGTATCGGCAAAATCGATACCTGGTCGCGCTTTTTATTTTGAGACCTTCCTACCGACATATGGTGCAATGTATGATAAATTGCCCATTAGTGCGTTTGTATCATCCCCTGAGATCCCTGTCCCTGACTTGGATTTGACGAATTTGCAATTTTGGAATTGCATGGATTATGGTGTGATGTGTATCAACAAAGGTTTTGTAACTGGTATGGACTGTGAAGTGTATACTAGAGATCATGGTCTAATGAAAGGTCAGTATATCTGCACATTAGACAACTATCATGCAAACCCTGATGTGATAGATAATAATGTTAGTGAGACTCCTCAGGAGCACAAATCACATAATTGTATTGTTTTGGAGAACGGTCAGTTTGTTTTGTACCCTAATAATAGGACACGATTCTACGACTTATCTCTTACGCCCGAAGAACCCTTGACACCCGACTTCAAAGTGAGTACAATAGTGTACCAAGTTGAAAACGGCACTGACTGGGGTCGTCTTGGGGACACTGATGATTATTTTTGGGAAACTAATGCTGAACGAAAACAACGGACGGAGACCACAAATGGGAAACAGCAGAGTTGACAAGAGCGAAGACTTTAGGAAGTCAGGTATGACACTCATCACTGAGGTAGAGAGTGACAAGTATTTGCGTAAAGCAGGTAAGCGGAAAGAGGTACAAGAAGGAGAAATCTTCGACAACCAAGCGGAGTGGGCGGACGGATTCTGTGGCAAGTGATAAATAGAAACAGCCAATGCTGTGTCTAGATGCCTTCCTTTCAGACATTTAAAGATCTGAGCATCACGTTCAAAAAACACCCTGTATCAGACGATCTGGTACAGGTGAAAGATAAGGCAGCTATCATTCAATCGATAACTGCCTTACTTTTGACGAATAGGGGAGAAAGACCATTCAAACCAAACCTAGGGTCAGGCATTAGAGAGTCGTTATTTGAACCATTGGATTATGCCACTGGAGGTTTAATCAGAGGACAGGTTATTGATTGTATCAATAGATACGAACCAAGAATCGAATTAGATAATGTATCAGTTGAACCTGATGAATTAAACAATGGATACAACGTAGAAATCTTCTTTACTATTGTAGGAAGAGATGACGTACCAGAGGCAGTAGAATTCTTCTTAGAGCGTACACGATAATGCCTTATACTCAGGTTGCCAACTTAGATTTTGAACAAATCAAAACAGCTCTTAAAGATTACTTAAGAGCACAGTCGGATTTTACTGACTATGACTTCGAGGGTTCTGCATTAGCGACCATCTTAGACACACTCGCTTATAATACCTATTATACGGCGTTTAACAC